GGTTTTCTCTATCATGAGACTTACCTAAATCCATAAGTGTTGTTTTTAAAGAAGAAACATCGGAATGAGTACTATAAATGATTGGATCTTTTTCTTCGGAAGCAATAAGGCCAGATTCCACAAAAGCAGAATCAACAGAACGAGCACCAGAGGCATATCCTGTCCATGTTCCATTCACAAGACGACCGGAGTAATCTAAAACATTTGAGTCTATTTGTGTGTTACCAACAATTCCTTCATTGAATTTATAATAAACACCCAAATAAGTATTTGCATCATCGGTGTTGGTTCCACCGCCAACATGACGATACCAATTATTATAAATCTCTTCTGAGGTTCTGCGTGTCTTCCAAAAGCGAAAGTCATCTAAACTAGCACTGAGCTTACCAGAATATGGTAGTGCTGTGGCTGCTCCATTACTAGAAGAAGGGCTGGTTTGAAGTGCACCTATATACCCGTTAATTAATCCGCCGATTTCATTTATACCGGTAGAACCCAGAGATTTACTTTCATTTAAATCACCATCAACATAAAGACGTGAAGTGACTCCGGTAGAAGCAGAGACAAAAGACAGAGCATAATGATGCCAATTTGATAAGGAAGAGGTTGTAACTGTTGCTGTCCCAATTGGTTGTTCAAAGAATCCAGTTGTACCAGATTGCATTGTTACTATAAAGGTATCTTCTCCGCTTGTTGTGCCGGAGAGAGCTAAAGTGAAACGACCATAGTTTGTAGAAGAAGATATTTCTCCATTCCAAAGATCTAAAATAACTTCTTTATTGGTATTTGTTAAATCAAATGCTTCTTTTTTCAACCAAAATTCTGTTGTTAATCCTTGTGGAATGTTCATACGAAGACTGGTTGTTCTCTTCTTGGAAACATCATAACTCACAGACTTATCAAAAGTTTGCTGAAGTGGTTTTGTAGTCATATCTTCTGCTACATGAATACCACCTCTGAGGTAAATGTATTCTGTACTATCGGATAGACCATAACCATCTGCTGTTGAAGCTTGTGTGCCCCAACCACCATAAGAAAAGTTTGCATATCCATTTGTCTTTGGGTATCTGTTGTCCAAGATATACTTATCCAAATATGAAGAAGATAATTCAAATACTAATTTTTCATTCTCAGAGCCATCATAGGGATAATTGTTATGAATTCTTTCTATAGAGTTTTTATAATATTCTTCGGCAGAACCGAATTTTGCAAAGTTAGAGGCACTAGCAAAGTCAATAAAAGGATAAAATGTCTCATCTCTTTGAATTGTTGTTAGCACCAAATCTTTTGATTCTACTAATTTACTGCCGGAAGCAGCACTTTCAACTGTTGTTGTTTTGTTGTTAAATAAACTTTTAATACTCATTTTGTTCTACTCTGATTTTAAATGTATAGGGTTGCTCTCTGTAAGAAGAAAGAGAATCTTCATAGAAGGAAAGGTTTAATTCATATGTATAACCCTCTTCTAATAAGTCCATATCTAAATCAAAGTAGTTTCCGTCGGAATCATACGAAAGCATTGTTTCTGCTGTTGAGCCTGTTCCATATGGTATAACTATCTTTTTATCCGATGCTCTAGTGATTTGATAGGATGCGCTTTCTATCAATAGGTTTTCTGGTGTTGACTTAGCAACAGTGTAAATGTTTGGAGACCAGTTCTTTTCTCTAACATATAGTCTAAATCTTTCTGTTTGGCCGCGTGTATATTTTGGCTTAAGGTTTTTAACATTCATAACGTATTTTGAGTTAGGATTATAATTTGAGAAAGAGTGTTCTTTCGGTGTTATAACCGACCCAGTGTGTAATTCGCTGCCGCTCATAGTCCACACATCAACCAAATAAGGGTATGTAGAAGATATCGTACTAGATGTTGCAGAGAATGTTGCTTTGTAAACACCTTTAGACTCTCGTGAAGCAGATAAAAAATTTACCGCAGTATTGGAAGAATCTCGGAAATAACGAGCCGTTCCTTCAGGTACAGACCCAGAAGATTTATAAAGGTTTAGAACCGGTCGTGCGTTGGAATCTCCAGCAATATCGCGAAGATTTCCCCTAATATAGTTATACATCCAGAGTGTATTTAAATTTTCTGCTGCTGGAGCCAAAGAAGAACTGAAGTAAAAGTTCCCTCTGTTATCTCGTCGTGTTGAATCCCAACGTGCCTCAAGTACAGGGCGGTTAAAGTAGAACTCTGATGATCTAGAGAAGAATTTCTTCGTATAATAAGAAAACTTTGCACCTTCTGGGTTTGTAGAGGAAGATGCTTCATATGATGCTGAAAGGTGAACTCCAAATCCATAGTTTTCTTTTGTACCAAGAATCCATTGATCTACTAAAGTTGTAACATCTAGCTCCAAGTCTTCATCGCCTTTGTCGAAAGAAACAGCATAAAATGGAGAAGCATGATAATCACCACCTGCTGTTGTCCAACTAGTTGATCCTGCTCTGCGGACCCAATTAGATCCTATGTCATCGTAAGTTACGTCTGTATATCCTTCCATATCCAGTCCGTTTCCTTCTTCCCATGAAGCGGAAACAGCCAATACATCAAGCTTATAATTTTTTGGTAATGTATGTGGATGTCTAGCATTAAACATTTTTAAATAATATGAGACACCGGTAGTCGGTATAATCTCAGCAGAACGATCTGATATGATTTGATTGACTGGGAACTTAAGTATGATTCTAGCCAACTCTGTTGAAGTTGAGCTCTGTTGAGCATATATTGAGAAAGTCTCTAGAATGTCGGCCTGGCCCATATTGGAACCGGTTCCGCGAGTTGTTAAATTTTCTTGAAAAGCATTTGTGATAGTGTTATCAGCATCTGCGAAGTATCTTTTAATTGCCATTATTTTGCTATCCCTTTAATATCTTCATTTGGAAATTTAAGTTCCAATATTGAGTTGTTTGGTGTTTGATAGAAAGTTCCATCTTTCGAAATTATCTTGTCCATATCTAGAGTTATTGGAGAATATGCTCCACCAGTTTTGTTGTTGATTTTAACTTTTCTTACATCTAATACTCCGTCTATTCGGTTGAGTACCTCGTATGTTCTTGTTATATATAGAGGTTCTCCGATATAGAACTTATCCGAGTATAATTGTTTAACTTGATTAATACACTCTCTTAAAACAGCATCTTGGGAAAACTTCTTATCAACCATAACAGTAAACTCAACCCTAAAGTTAATAATTTTAGGATCGTATATTTCAATTTGATCGTTAAGAGAACGATATTGATTCAGCCAGTTTTTAATATTATTTTTTGTTATTAAATTTGTCTCTGATAGGTGCCCATTGTTGTTTTGCGAGATTAGATACAGCGAAAGCTTTCTATTAGACGAAGAAGGATCATTAATGATGTTGGCTCTTGTGACCGCTCCGTATTGTGGAGGCATATTGTATATTAATGACTCATAATCTTGTTTTGTAACTGCGCGGTTTTGAGTAGCAAAATACGACTTGGCTCTCTGTTTAAGTTCTTCAGTAGAAATATCAACATTGATAGAGGTAATTGGATTATCGTTATTAACTTCCAAAGAATTCTGAACAAAAATTCTTTGTGAATTTGTTAAAATTGTAACGTCTTCGAAGACGTATTCTTTTGCACCTACACTAGTAATTGAATTTGCTGCAACATTTGTAGTCTGTGGGGAATTTGAGCGATAAACAATACTTAATTGTGTATTGGAAGGTGATAAGCCAAGCTTATTTGTAGTAATTAATTTAGTTGGATCAAATGATTTAGAAGAAATATAATCTTTCCCTAGCATTTTAAGGGCCACGCGTGAAGGATCTGTTATTCCCCCATCGTCTGTATCTTCCGAGCCGAAACCAAATTGCAGGTATGTCCCAGTATCATCTTGTTCCAGCGTGAATCTTCTAGCAGTAGCAAATGGTTTTAATATAGAGCGCACACCGTCTGCTGCAGCGTTTTGATTTGTTGTTTCGACAAACACTACCTCTTGAGAAAGATTCTCAACTTCATAATATCTATTCCCAGAGGAATCATACACAGACAATATTTGAGATATATTCGATCCACCAACACGAACTTTTTTAAATCTTTCAAAAGCACTGTTATTTAAATCAACGGTTGCGATATTTAATACCCCAGATTGTACTTGGCCATAATTACGAACAGCAAAATAAGTTGTAGCACCCGTTGTGGAGTTAAACCTTGCTGCGACTATATCAGAAGATATATCAGCAAAATCAATATCTTCAGTCAATATAAAATTACCGCCTTCAGAAGTAGTAAATGATGTGCCAGCTTTTAAGACAGGCAGGTATGTTGTATCTGGTGCTGTACCATCGGTATTAGCAGGACATAATATAAATAAAGACACAGTTCCAAACGAAGACGGTGCACCGGCAAACTTGTAGCCAAATGCCCGAGCATGTTTTCTTATATTATCGAATTCCAGTGATGTATCTAAAAAACTCTCATTGACATGATAATCTAAATAATAAGATAAAATGTCTCCTGTATATGCAACGGTATCCAACACTAAAGAGCCAAATGAAGCAGCAGAGAAATCTCTGTACCCATCGGGATAGTATCTCTTTGCATATTCCACTAAATCTTCTTTAATGCTTTCAAAATCTCTGCTTGTATATTTTACAGCAACATTTTTATTTTTTGGCATGTGTAATCCTCTCAACTAAAATAAGTAGTTTTTGTTGGGATTTTAAGGTATGCTTTCGTTAACTTCACCAATAGTTAAGTCAAATGTGCTAGCAGTTCCACTATCATTCACAAAATACTTTATTTTTATACTCATCAGGTTTGTGTTTCCGGAAAAATTAATTTCTAAATCTTGAATTGTTATATATGGAACATAAGTTGATAATTGGGATAATATATTCTCGCGAAGAGGGGGTAAATTACCAGCACCACGCGCGATTGATATATCATTTTCAAACAAATACTTGCTTAAACCAACTCCGAAATTTTCATCCATCATTCTTTCCCCAGGAATGGTTAACAAAGTCATTTTGATATTTTGATCTACGACTTTTGTCAAATCTGATATTCCGTATGTTTCATAATTACCGGTATCTTCATTTATTCTTAATGGAAAACTTGGTGCTATTTTATATGTTGGCATATTAAAAACCTTTTTTCTTAAATAGCTTTCCAAAGTTGTTTTTGCATTCATTCCCATCTTTATCAAATGGTGAATCCGTGACCAATCTTCTCTGAATATCTATTGAGAACTCATACTTAGGAAGGAATTTTAACCCATCTAATATCTTTCTTTGGGCATGCTTGACGATATCCTCGTTATTTTCTTCTTCATTTGGAGGATCTCTGTCATTGTTTTTATAGAAAGATACAAATAGTTTTCTTGCTTCACTTTTTGAGTCATTAAACACTTTCCCAAAGTTGCTCGGAGAAATTGGGTTCTCATCATCTCCAGATGCTCTCTCCGTAGTATCCCCTAATGAAGCCAAGAAGTTATTATAAGAATAAATCATATATATCGATGGAACCTTCTTGATCTGTAATACATTATCAACCAAATGCTTGAAGTTTTTCGTCTTAACTAACTCATCTATATAGCACTTGAGATCTTGATCTAAATTATCATCAGAATTTATCAGATTAATCATCTTTACATCTAAAATATCTTG